GGGGCTTCTCCAGCTCTGTTTATGACTTCGAGCAGGTCCGAGCCTACGACATCGACATGGCCTCCGGCGGTGGCGTCGATGACAGGCCGTGGGGCGCTGACTTCTGGCTGAACAAGTGGGGCGGCCCAGGAGGCATCGACGCCTCGGTGCGGATCCCGGGCAGCCCGAACCGCACTCAGCAGTACGCCTACATACCGACAGCCGACAACAGCTCGTTTGTCGACCTGGTGCCGGCCCAGCGGGACGACATTTTCAAGGACGGCCGCGGCGCCTCGTTCGCCTCGAGCGTGCCGTTCAAGTCATCAACCTACTCGCCGCCGTACCGGGATAACATGACGCACATCTGCTGGACAGGTGGCGTCGAGCAGGTCGGGTTCGATCTGCCTTACAATCCGGTCGGAAACCCATACCTGCCCGGCGGCGGCCCGTTCTTCCACAAGATCCCCAAGAGCCCATGGCTCTGGAACCTTCTGGAATGGTCGGTGCGGGCCTGGACGCGGGCAGTTCCGCTGTGCCTGGGTATGTCATCCTGCCCGCTGTACGACGCCACCGGATCATCCCGGGTGCTCGGTGTGCTGACCATCGGAATGGTGCTACTCGGGCCCTCCGGGCGTGAATCGGGCGGCACCATCCCGTCATTCTACATCTCCGAGCAGGCATACGATCTTCTGATCGCCAATGGCGTCGTCTGCTACCGTGACCAGGACGCCGGCGGCAACGACTACTGGTACGTTCCCGCGGTCAATCTGGCCACCTATTCCGACAGCCAAGGCTTCACCGCGTGGAACTTCGACACCGAGAATGGCCAGCCGAATGAGGCCGTTCCTGTGGCCGCCACCGGCTTCGACACCCTGCGCAACTTCAGCGACGGCGAGCGGCGCCAGGTCTCGAGCTACTTCGACACCACCACGTCCACGCAGCGCTACGAAACCATCCGGTACGTCGACCTTCGACTGCCAAATGAGCTCGCATCGTGATTTTTTGACCCTCGTTTCACCCCTGCAAACATTGGGGTTTCTGCAAAAAGAGGGAAAAATAGTAAAAATGTGTTGCAGGTGTTTGGGTGGTGTGGCAGATTGATCCCGTCAACGAGATCAACACCATGAATCTTCCCAAACTCATCAAGAGCGTTCCAGTAATCCAGCCATCCAGTTTTTCGTCTGGCCCTAGAATCTGCACGATTCAATTCATAGACATTGGTGACCACATCGTTGCAGTCGATTTTTGGTATCACGGCAATGGAGAGTTGAGCAACGTGTGTCAACGCGAGCTTCGTCAGGAAGACCTAACGCTTTTGGCTAACTGACTTTCAGGGCTGGTGGCGCCAATTAAGCCACACCTTCCGCCTGAGAGGAAACACAGGCCTAGGGGCGCGACTAGTCAACGCGCATAACTCTCCAAACCAAATGAGTGTCGACTTTCAAATCGTAAAGGTACATCCGGACCTCATTCTGTACGTCGATGCACTGCAGAAGAAGAACGCTGAAGCATTGAGCTTCTATCCGAAGTGCGTTTTCGAGCGGGAGTCTGAGAACGGCAGGATCTTCCTCGGATTGTTGAACGGTCAGCCTTGCGGCTACCTGTACGTCGGTGCTGCAGGATCCGATGTGAAGTGTCATCAGGTCTGCATCGAATACGACGCAAGGCGCAAGCTCTACGGTGCTGCTCTTGTGGCTGCGATGGAGGAATACGCTACTGGAGCTTTCACTATCACTCTTCGGTGTGGGTTCGACCTCGACGCAAACAGGTTTTGGTCTGAGATGGGATACAAGTGCATCGCAGTTCAAGACGGCGGCATTCGCAGAATGAGGAAAATCAACGTCTGGAGGAAATCACTTCAAGAGGAATTGCTGGTCACCGACACGGCCGTTCAACCAGCAAGCGGAAAGACAGACGCCTCTATTTGGCGCCGAAACAAGAACACTGGAATCATCACACAATTCGCACGCGGCAAATCAATGCGCGACTACCGAGCAATGATCATCTCTCAAGATTCAACCAAACAACCATGACCACCATCTCCAACCTCATCAGCGCTCTGATCATCGTCGAAAGCTCAGGCAACGACATGGCCATCGGCGACAACGGCAAGGCCATCGGGCCGCTACAGATCCACAAGGCCGTTGTGCTTGATGTGAACCGATTCACTGGAAGCAAATACCGGCACGACCAAATGACAAATCGAGCTGCAGCTCGTCAGGTCTGCGAGGCCTACCTCAAGCAATACGGCCGAGGAGCCAGCACAGAGCAGCTCGCCAGACGTTGGAATGGGGGTCCTGCTGGAGACAAGAAGCAAGCCACAGAGGCCTACTGGGCGAAGGTGAAGAAGAATCTCAAATGAGTAAAACCAAGACGATCAACGTGAACCCAGAGATCCACAAAACGCTGCGCGATTACTGCAAGGCTACAGGCCTGAAGGTCGGCGCCGTCACCGAGCAGGCCATCCGGGCGTGGCTAAGGAGGAACGCTAAGTGAAACGCATTTTAGCTATCGACCCCGGCCTGTCCGGTGGGCTGGCGCACTACGGCCCGAGCGGTGTGACGCTAGACGCCATGCCGACGACCGACGCTGATGTGCGCGACCTGGTGCTCGACAGGCTGGGCGTATCCGACGTGGTGTTCATCGAGAAGGTCGGCGGCTATGTGGGCGGCAAAGGCGCCCCGGGCAGCGCCATGTTCAACTTTGGGCGCAACGTAGGCTTCTTGTTCGGGCTCATTGCCAGCCGAAAGATCCGCACCATTGAGGTGCCGCCCCAGACTTGGCAGAAGACCATCCAGGCCGGCACCAAGGCCACGCACGGCGACCGTTGGAAGGCCCACCTGAAGCAGATCGCACAGCAGAGGCAGCCGAGGCTGACGATCACACTGAAGACGGCCGACGCTGTGTTGATCCTGGAGCACGCGATGCTGGTGGAGGGACTGAAATGAGCGATAACCAATCAGAGACTATGCGGCTCACATTCAAAGGACTGCTGTCTCTCTACCTTCCCGAGAAGACGATGATGGAGGTCTACAACGCAACCGAGCTGTTCTGCCGTCGCCATAACTTGGGCATCACAATCGACGACAGCAACCGATTGGATTTTGTTCCGATGGTGAAAGTGGTGGAGGAATTGAAATGACCAACCAACCAATCAACGACGGAGGGCCGGCGTTTCCTAGCGAGGAACAAATACGCTGCAACGGTGAAGTATGTGACACTCGCAAGTTCCCCGGCATGACCCTTCGCGACTACTTCGCGGCGGCGGCTTTGCAGGGAATCGTTTCGGATCCGAGCCTTTTTGTGAAAAGCAAGAGAGATGTGGAATTGGTTTCACGCTCTGCCTATGAGTTTGCCGACGCGATGCTCAAAGCGAGGGAGGGCAAATGAGCGATACACCGAGGACGGATGCTAAACGAAGCGGAGACAAGCACTTCATGGGAGATTGGGTGAACGCGAACTTCGCTTGCCAGCTCGAACGCGAACTCAACGCTGCCAACGAGAATACAAGGCGACTGGATGACTGCTTAGAAACCGCATGGGGAATCATCGCCAATGTAAGCGGAGGAGATTGGACGCGACAGAAACCACAATGGCAGGAGGCCGTTATTCGATGGAGGGACAACGAGTTCCATCCGATCATGAAAGAATTGTCAGAGCGCAAAGCCAAGGAGGACAAGCCGTGAGAACCTCAACCGAAACACTGATCGCAGCCATGCGGATATTGTCTCAGGATATTCAATCCGAGGACGGCGCGGCCAACGCGGCAGTCGCTGAAGCAGGGGAGCGACTAGCGGAGCAGCACATGCGCATCGCCCAACTAGAGCGTGAGAACGACGCTCTCCGCGCTGATCTGCTGCTGTGGGAGAATGGAGGGCCGTTGCCGTGAGAGACGAATACTGGAAATACACACTAGTGATTCCATGCACGCTGTTGTTCGTGTTTTTGGCTACGATGGGGCTGATCAAGGGGTTCGATAGAGGGACTAATGAAATGCAGCAACAGGCTGTTCTAGCAGGCCATGCCGAATGGGTGGCCGACAAGAGCGGTAAACCACAATTCAAATGGAAGGAGTGCAAATGAACCAAATCAACAACACGGGTATAATTGAGATGATGCGCGGAACACCGCCTCCAACGTGGGAGCAGACCTGCTTGGATCTGGACAAGAAACTGGCCGACTCACGCCAGTACGTCACCGAACTCGAAAACCGTCTCCGCGCTCTGTGGGACAAGCTCGAAGGGGAGAGGAAGTCTTACATGGAGCATCTCCAGTTGAATGAAGAACTAGTTTCCGAAATTGAGCTGGAGAACGAACGGTTGAAAGAGCAGAACAAACGGCAAAATGAAGCGATTGATTCGCTTCGTGAAATGTACGCAAAGGATGGAAAGCTATGAGTGAAACACCTAGGACTGATAAAAACCGTTTCCATTCTGACATTGGAGGGTGGGTCTGTTACTCATCATTATGCCGCCAGCTAGAACGAGAACTCAATGAAGCCAGCGAGAGGATCAATCGAATGGAGTCATTCATCAACCGATTCCTAGATCCAGAGGATCTGGGTTACGCCGTGAACAACTACGTCCGCGACGATGCTCGTGAGGCTCTTGGGCGTGAACGAGTGGAGTCTAAAAACAGAAAGGAGAAGCCATGAAACTCAGAGAATTTATTGAATTTGTTAAAGAGGAGATTGATTTCCACAAGCGACACCCAGAACTGTGGCTTGCACTTGTGATTGCAGGTTCGACTTATTTCATATTCAAGGAGTTGAATCGGTGAAAAAGCCCATATCCAAAACCCCGCGCACAGACCGGCAGGCATACATAACGTGGGATTTAATCCAGTTCGTGAAAGCCGGATTCGCCCGTCAGTTGGAACGGCAACTGGCTGGAGCGAATAGTCGTATCCTTGAGCTGGAATTGGACGTCAAAGCCTACAAAACAAGGCTCATCGAGGACGGCGAGCGCATCTACACGCTTGGCACTAGATCAGACAACTATCGCGCCGCGCTGCTCAAAGCCCGTGAGCGGATCAAAAAGCTGGAAGCCAAAGTGGACGAACTGAACGACCTCAGGAAATGGTTGGAGGGACGATGAACGTGCCAATCGGACCTGCCGCATTCGTATTCAAGCACCGGAAGACCGGACAAGTCATCGTGGCACCCAGCGAGCGCTGGCATGAGTACTACGACAACAAGGAGAATTGGGAACATACCTCAAGCATCAATGCCTGTGGGGCCATTGAATACCTCATCAACGTCAAAACGAAGGAGCGGAACAGGTACATCAGATCACTCACCGAAAAGGTATGAACAAAGCAGAAAAACTCAGACACGAAGGCACCGGCCACTACCGATTCCGCAAGGGCGAGATCAGCGAGATCTTGGCGGCCTCTAAGGCCAAGAAGATGGAATACACATCCTATTGGACGCGCCGCAGGGGAAAGGGAACCAAGTGAATGTCACCGACCGAGATGTGGCCAGGACGATGCAGGAGTACGGCGGCAGCTTCGTGCGTGCCTTGGGCACCGCGGCATTGGCTGCAGATCCTGTGAACCTAAAGAAGCTGCGGGATGCCTTCCCGGACTACTGGGCGAACTACGCCCGCATGGCTCAACAACTTTCCGAGGTCGAGAAGGCCTCGAAATAACACAACAACAACAACACAACGTAAGACGAAAACATGATCGTAAGTGGAAAAACAGGTGGCAAGGATTACGCCCCGTGCCCCGAATACAATGGCCGCGCAGTATGCGTGGATATCACGCCGCTCAAGCCCTACGAAACGCAGTACGGCACCAAGGAGAAGTTCAAGATCGCCTTCGAGCTCGATCTGATCGACAAAAGCCGCAACCCCGCACAGCCCTGGGTGGTCATGACAGCCCCAATGACACCGAGCCTGCACGAGAAGGCAGGCCTGACCAAGTTCCTGCGCGACTGGTTCGGGCGCAAACTCACCGACCAGGAGACCAGCAGCCTCGACCTCGACCAGCTCATCGGGCGCCCGGCCAATGTCGTCATCGTCCACGAGCAGAGCCAGGACGGGTCGAAGACGTTCGCCAACATCAAGCTGATCACGCCGCACAAGGCCGGCGAGGCCCTGCAGGCCTCGGGGCTATGGGTTCGCCTGCAGGACAGGCCAGCCAAGGACGGCAGCACCCAGGCCACCGAAGGCGGAGACACCAGCTACCGGAAGACATCGGGCAGCCAGGACAACCAGGAGGAGACCGATCTCTCGAAGACTAAGGTGCACGTCGGCAAGCACAAGGGCGTCGAGCTGCGCGAGATGACCGAGGAAGCTATCGGGGCCCTCATCGAGCACTGGCTTCCGAAGACCAAGGCCCAGGAGAAGACCACCGCGGACGACCGCCGGCTGATCAAGGCGCTCGATTGGTATCAGGCCAAGTTTGCCACCGAGGCCGCGGATCAGGATTCCGACGAGATCCCCTATTGATCACACCATGGCCACACGCAAACCACAGCAGAAGACCGACGAGCTGATTCCGCAGGTGCTGGCGCTGCGCAATGAAGGGCTCAAGCTGAATCAGATCGCCGCTCGGTTCAATCTGACCAAGCAGCGCATCGACCAGATCCTCCGGGAGTACGGCCGGCGCGAGGCCATCATCGCCGAGTGGGGCTACCCATTCACCGTCCGGTGCCTCGGGTTTATCGAGGCCATCGGAATCCGCAATCGTGACGAGGCTCTCGATCTCTTCAACAAAGGCCACATCCGGCCGGGCTGTGTCGCCAATTTCGGAGTGAAAACCTATCACGAGATCTGCGACTGGCTGGGCGTCGAGCCCGTGTACCAGCTCAACATCTGCCCGCACTGCGGCAAGACACTTTCTTCAGCCCGTTGCTGAAGGGCTCATGGTTCGTTGCCGGGGGCGCGCATCGGCGGACAAACGCGCATCACACTTTCCACATTTCACACCATTACTATGCCCGCTAATCCAATCATCATATTCGACATTGAGACCGGCCCGTTACCGCGGCCTGAGCTCGTCATTCCGCCGTTCGACCCTTCTCAGGTCAAACTCGGCAACATCAAGAACCCTGACCTGATCGCCGAGAAGATCCAGAAGGCCGAGGAGAACCACGTCACTGACTACATCAAGAATGCAGCTCTCGATGCCTTGAGCGGCCAGGTGCTCTGCATCGGATACAAGGTTCCCGGCGAGAAGGCCCGGGTGCTGTGCGCCGATGCCGACGGCGAGAAGGAAATGCTCGTGCAATGGTGGAAGATCGTCGCCGGATTTGAGCGCCAGCCACGCCTCGTTGGCTTCAATGTGAAGGCCTTTGACCTGCCGTTCCTCTACAAGCGCTCATGGAAGCACCGTGTGACGCCACCCTACTGGCTCCGGCATGGCCGCTACTGGAACGATCTGATCGTCGACCTCCGGGAGATCTGGCAGCTCGGTGACAACCGGGCCCATGGCAGCCTGTCGGCAATTTGCCGGCACCTGAACATCGGAGAGAAGTCGGGCAGCGGCGCCGACTTCTCAGACATTTGGCTCCGGGATCGTGAAGCCGCCATCGCCTATGCACTGCAGGATGTCGAGCTGACCCAGAAGGTGCACGACGTGCTTTGCCCCGAGCTTTACTGATATGACACCAGCCACCTGTCCGGTCATCGACACCGACTTCCCGGAGTTCACGCCCGAATCCCGGTTCATCACCTGGGCGACAACCGGCGGGAACGTGTTCCTGACCGGGCAGGCCGGCACCGGCAAGTCCTACCTACTGCGACAATTTCTGCACCAGATCGAGACCACCAAGAACGTCGCCATCACCGCCCCCACAGGCATCGCAGCCCTCAACATCGGAGGCACCACGGTGCACCGCTGGTGCGGGATGCAGCTCGGGCCCGGCGACAACGAGACCTTCGACCAGACCGCCACCCGCCTGTTCGATCAGCCGACAATTCACAACGCCCGCAAACGAGTCGAGGAAGCCGAGATTCTCGTGATCGACGAGATCAGCATGATGGCCGGGCGCCAATTCGATTTCCTGAACTTCTGGCTGAAGCTGCTCCGAGATGATGCCCGGCCGTTCGGCGGTCTGCAGATCATCGTGCTCGGTGATTTCCTGCAGCTACCGCCGGTGCGCATCGACCAGTCGAAGCCCTACGACTGGGCCTTCCGCTCCAATGCCTGGGCCGAGGCCGATTTCAAGACGATCAAGCTCGAGACCGTCCGGCGCCAGGACGACAGGCTATTCGTTCAGGCCTTGAGCGGGTTCCGCATCGGTAAGCTGGCCAAGACCGACGCCGACGTGCTGCGCTCCCGTGTCTCCTGGTTCCCCAAGGCCGAGATCACACACCTGCTGACTCACAACGCTCAGGTCGACAAATGGAACAGCTACCGCCTTGAGACCGTCACCAGCGAGTTGATCACCCTCGAGGCCCACACCAAAGGCGTGGCGCAGGCCATCGACTTTGCCACCAAGAACATGAGCACGCCACGGGTGCTCCAGATCAAGATCGGTGCGGCCGTGATGTTCACCGCTAACTGTGCCGAGACCGGGTTCGCCAATGGCCAGATCGGGTTCGTCACCGGCAAATGCGGCGACACCATCGACGTCTACACCCGCGGCAGAACCATTTCTGTGGGGCTAAGGAAATGGTTTTTCGAGACGTTGGGCGTCACCGTATGGCAATATCCGCTCCGCCTCGCCTACGCCATGACCATCCACCGTGCCCAAGGCCTGACTCTCGACGCAGCCTACATCGACATCCGGGCGGCCCGGGAGCCCGGGCAAGGCTATGTGGCCCTGAGCCGAGTCAGGACGTTGGGCGGCCTGCACCTGAAGGAATGGCCCAAGGGCTGGTTCATCTCCGAGGAAGCAATCCGCTTTGAACGCCGCGAACCGCTGACCTGATTTCCAGATATGATGTCCACGCATGAGATTGAGCAATGGCTCGGAACGCCGCTGTTCCTAGTGCCCTGCCGTCCGGGCACCAAGGTGCCGCTCGTCAAGTACACCCAGCACACCCTGCAGAGCACCGCGGCTCCCACCTATCAGGCCCTACTCGAGCATGGAAACGTCGCCGTGCGCCTGGGCGAACACTCCGGCGGGTTCTGCGCCATCGACTTCGACGATGACCAGAGCCTCGAGGCCTTCCTGACCGTCAACCCGAAGCTGAAGACCACCGCTCGGTGGCGAGGCCGCCGCGGCGCCCAGATCGGTGTGCGCATCTCCGGGCCCTACCCGGGCCCTTCCTCGGCCCGCAGCACCACCGAGATGGTCGAGGTTAACGGCCGGCAGCTCGGGCGGCCCCTCTACGAATGGCGCAGCACCGGCAACCTCTCGACAGTCAAGGGCACCCACCCATCCGGCTGTGAGTACACCGTGCTGGTCGACAACCCGCCGATCACCCTAGACTTCTCCCAGATCCGCTGGCCCGAAGGCTGGCCGGTGCCCGGCGAGAACGAGGCCATCGCCGAACTGCTGCAACAACACGGCGACCCTTGGGTGTTCTCCAAGCAGGGCACCGGAACCCTGCAGGCCCCGTTCTTTGCCGCATACCTAGCAGCCAAGGAACGCATTCTCTTTGATACCGTCACCGGCTGCTTCTACTTCTACCTGGCCGACCGCGGCATCTGGCAGTCCATGACCCGTGAAGAAGTCGGCCAGCGGGTGCTGGCCATGGCCCGCAAAGTCATCCTCGACCACGCCGCCGATCAGGCAGCGCCTCACCTGCGCAGCCTCCTACCCAAGCTGACCGCGCAGTTCTCGAATGGCGTCATCGACCTGGCCGCCCAGCTTCAGGTCGAGCGTGCGCCATTCAACCGCCCCGACGCCATCGTCCACACCGAGAACGTCATGGTCGATCTCCGCGTCACGCCGTACGGGATGCATGGCTTCTCGCCGGAGTGGATGTCCCGAAACCAGACGCCCATCCGGTACGTCGAAGGCGCCACCAGCCCGATGTGGCAGGCCTTCCTCGATCACGCTCTGCCCGAGGCCGAAGACCAGCTCATGCTCCAGCACTGGGGCGGCCTGGCCCTCCTGCAGCGCAACCAGCCCCAGGTCATCCTCCTGCTGACCGGCACCGGCGGTGGCGGAAAGTCGACGGTGGCCGGTGTTGTCCGGCGCCTCGTCGGCGACGAGAACTGCAGCGAGCTCCGCACCAACCACCTCGGCGGGCGCTTCGAGGCCGGCCTGTTCCACGACAAGACACTCCTGATCGGCGCCGACGTGGCCCCGGACTTCCTCTCCTGCGAGGGATCATCGTTCCTCAAGGCCATGACTGGCGGCGATCGTATCATCGCCGAGTTCAAGAACCGCAACGGTGTTAAGACACTGATCGGAGACTGGAATGTCATTGTCACAGCCAACAGCAAACTCAGAGTAAATGTGCAGGGCGATCTCGGTGCGTGGTCTCGTCGCCTACTGCTGCTCGACTTCTCACAGCCTAAGCCATCGACTGTAATACCAAACTATCACGATGTTATGATTGATAAAGAGGGGCCCGGTATTCTTAACTGGTTCCTTTCCGGTGCTGAATCACTGCAGCGTGTATTGAAACAAGGCCGCTCGTTCCCGGTGACCACCAAGCAGCGGGCACGCATCGACAGCCTACTGTCAGAGAGCGACTCGATCCGCTACTTCATCACCAACCACATCAAGCCCACCAGCATGGCCGCGGACAGCATCAGCACCGAGGAACTGTTCCAAGCCTACCTGCAGATGTGCGGAAACAAGGAGTGGGCCTCTGAGCCAGAGAAGAAGTTCCAACGACGTGCCGCCGAGCTCATGCTCGAGGTCCATCAGGCCATCCCGACCAAGCATCTCAACCGATCCGACCGTGACGATTCGGGTACCCGCGGCTACCTCCGCGTCATGCTGTACCGCCTCGATGAAGCCTGTAACGACCTCGAATGACCCAAATGTGGGGCGGATACGAAAAAGATCCGCCCCACACTTTAGGCCCGCCAGCATTGACGAAAATGCAATGTGGGGCGGATGGGGCGGCAATTTCCAACTCTTAATGGCTCCTAAAAATCGACTATTCTGCATCTACAACCACAATGAGTTTCAAAATATCCGCCCCATCCGCCCCACAGGTCGACCACGGCATTCCAGGCCTCCAGCTCAACCTTGTCGGTAACCTGCGCAAACAATCGGGTGGCTTTGTTGGCCGGTGCCCAGCCTGTCATGAGGCCGGCCAGGACAAAAACGGGAATCACCTGATCATCTGGAATGACGGCCGTTTCGCTTGCGTATGTCATCCCGGATATTCAGGCTCACAACACCGCAAGCGCATATTCGCTATCATCGGTAACAAACAGCAGAAGCACACTTTCGCAGTACATATTCAACCATCACTTCTATGATTCTAAAGTCCACGGTCACCAATGCGATGCTTCTGGCTGAAGCACGATTCCTCGTTGCTCGAGCAGTTAAACGCGGGTGGATGTCGTACCCGGCCAGCGTCAAGGTCAACGAGGACGGTGATGTCATCGACACCACAGAAACAGACTACCTCGTGACAACTACTGTACATACACCGGAAATATGTCGGAAGGCATATGTGTTGCGCGACCGTGGTTTAACACTTGAAGATGTCGCCAAGGCCTGCGGTGTGGCCCGCGGTTCTGTTGCTTACATAATTGCAAAGGGGCATGAACAGTTTTTACATGAACAACGCCTATTGTTAAACAATAACAACCCGTTATCGTCAAACGCAACAGGTCAAGGAGTCTCCTGACCCCCTCCCGGAAACAGGTGAACGCGAGAC